AGATTGACCGATAATTCTTGCAACACATGCGATCGCACAAACCGTATTCATTAATTCTATAAATGTGTGTTCTATCTCTAATTTGACGATCGTACTCCCGGATTCATGTGATAGTACGAGTTGATCAAGGACTATGTTAGTTGAATCAGTAACTGAGCTTATTTGTGCTACTTCTCTTAATCCATCCATGCCAAAAATTTCAACCCAATCATCTTCAGCGAATCCAGTAGAACTTGCAACTGCAACTGAGACTGCAGTTCCGGCCACTTCGGCCGCTGAGGACGTTGTTTTGACTGTCTGAGAAATTACAACACTTCCGTGTATATATTTTACCACAACAGCATTACGTTTTTCTATGAAAGTTGGGGTATCTGCTCCGGATCCTAAAAAAATATAACCAGACGCCTTCTGGATCTCTAAATTATCCACGTCCTCTGCTGTTCCGTCTATTTTAAGCTCTCTGACGCTCAACACGGGGTTTTTACTTAAATGGTGTCTATTTGTACCATCCCCATCGTTAATCTCTATAACTTCGGTTGGTTTGAAAAATGTATTAAAAAATCTTGGTATCTTTGCCTCTGCGTCTACTATCATGTATCCAACATCCGTGTCGCTTATTTCGGTTGATGCTATTCCGCAGATTCTTCTAACTTCTGCTACAGTTGCGAAGTCACCATCTCCAGTTGCCATTATCTAAAGGCCACCCCTATAAGCCCACCAATTATTGCTGTTAAGATTGCAATCGTAACAGTCGCCCAAGTTGGAAGTCTGCCAGATTGATGATTGAATAATTGTGTTATATTTTTGTCTGTGTCGTCAAAACGTGATCCAATTACATCTATTTTCTTAATCAAAAAATTCATGTCTTTTTTTATCATTCTCCCGAATTCACATCCGTACTCGTTTAGTGTTTTAGGAGCCATATTTATACCTCTTTATAAGTGCTACACAAGCATCTTCCCTGAATGGAAGTGCGTTTTTATTGGAATTAAGCCTGATTTTTTTAATTAGTTCTTCTCTATCAGGGAATATCTTTGTGATATCATCGGCCGTTTTTTTACCGATGCCTCTAATTGAACATAATTCTTTGAAGAAGTCGTTTTGTACTGATTTTTGTGGTACCGAAATCTGTTTCGTCTCTACTTTCTTATTCCCGATTTGACCTTCGGTAGTTTTAATGGAGAATCCATAACTTAATCCCATCTCTGCTGATAAGTCTACGACTTCTCCTTTTCCTATTGTGGCCCAGTAGCAATTGCTTGGTTCTCCTATTCGAATCTTAACTGGCCCACCATTATTGATGAACCACATTTTAATTCTCCTCGACCATTAAGTACACTGATACCGTATCTCCGGCTGTTCCGGATGCTAACGACAATTTTACTCTTCCGTAAACCACGAATGGTTCGTACACTTTCAATGCTGTATATGATAGAACCGTTTCTGCTCCAGTATTTGTGCACACTGGTGTTCTAGGATAATACGTCTTGTCTGTGCTCGCTGCTGCTAGATTTAGGATTTTTTGTGCGTTTGCTTCTCCATCCGAATCTAGGTCAACAGTACAAGTGTTTGCCGGATAGTCGACTCCAACCGCAATGACTTTACCTCTTATAGATACACTATAAGCTGAGGCTGTAGTCGCTCCTGCTGCTATTGTCGCTGATATTTTGTACTTTGTTATTTTTGACATTTTTGTTTCTCCATTTAGTTAGATTTAGGTCCTGCGACCTCTTGTTTTTTGAAAACAAGAAAAATAAATAAAAATAAAAAATAAATTGTTTACTTAACTTCGACGAGTCTGTTTTTGTTAGCGATCTTCCTTGTAACTGATACTATTTCTCCAGTCTTAACTGTGAGCCATGTGAACTTTCTTCCGTCTACTAATTTAATCTTCATGCCCTTTCCGACATTCTTAAATTGTAACGCTTTTGGTTCAGCTGGTTTGACTTCTGCTACTTCTACTTCCTTTTGTTGTCCGATTAATTTATCTTTTGCCATTTTATTCGAATAACACTCTAGAAATTTTTTCGTAATGTACGTTAACCGCTCTTGCCGCTGCAGACAAATTCTGTAAACCTATGTATGGAATTAAATCGATATCATCTGTTAAAGCTGTTGTTACTTCAACGAGTTCATCATTGATATAACAATGTGCTTTTCTATCCGAGTCAATTTCAATTCTAAATCTATAAGCTGTATCTGCCGCGCATGTCACTCCACTTGCTTTCGCTGTGTCTGTTCCTGCGATTGAGCTTTCAACTACCCATCCTGCGTCCGAGTCATCTGTACTATACCTAAAAAACACCTGGTTATCGTCAGTTGCTATTGTTGGGGTGTTTGTTAATTTCAAACCTGCCCAAAGCAAACTCGATGTTACTGTTGAGCCTGTGGTGATTGCTGCTTCCCAGATCACCTGGTTTTCAGTTCCCCATTTAACTCCGGTCCATTGTGAATATTCACTATCCAAATGTGGCAATAAAATCATCTGATCGTTATCTGCCGTATCAGTAGTCATTGTCATTGCTGCGAGTGTTGCCGAATATGTGCTTAATGCACTTACTCCGTTATCTCCCAGTATTTCAAAATCTGTACTCACATTTCGAGCTACTTCAGTTGTATAAACTGCATCAATGTCTCCATTAACTCCAGCTTTGTGACCCATCCATTCAAGATAGTATCTTTCTGGACTTCGACTAAAATTTCCCTCAACAGTCATCTTATCTTTGTACACTCTGTCTCCAGTCATGTCTCCGCTTACTGTTCCGTCTCTTACCATTTTAATTCAAAAACGGCAATTAAAGACGACCCATTACGTAGATTGTTCTTGCTTCGTTGTCAGTACTACCTGGAATCAGTAGTCCTGTCGCGTCTGTAATTACTAGGATTGGTTCCCAGTCGTCAGTTGCGCCATAACATGAAGCCGAGACTATCTTACTGATACTCACAAGTGAACTTATGTCGATAGTGTCTGCATCATCAGCTGTTGCTGGAGTAACTATCTTGTAAACATTGAACCCTACTTGAGGGTCGTTTGTTACTGTACAATCTGCTATTAATATTGCTGCTATTTTTTTTACCTCCTGTGTGATTTAGTTGGAATGCCTGTTCTGGCACTTGCCGTTTTTTTTATTCTCCGGCCGAGAATATTAAAATAAAAATAAAAAATAAAATTATATTTACAATATATTGTCTATAAAACTGTTAAAGCTTGGATTTTTCATCACTAGACACTGGTACTGTTTCAAATAGAACTTATCCGAATCGTTGGTTTTACCCAATGCTTCGTATGTTGTATCTTGTAGTACACGCATCTCGATGTAATCTGTATCAAGGAAGTAAATCTGTTTTGCGCCTGAAGTGTTGCTCAAATATTGTGATGGAATCAGTGGAACTGGTCCTACCATTGTTTGAAGTAATACCGCAGAGGGTACACCGAATGGCAATACGCCTGAAGGGACATCGCTTGGAGAATATCGGAATGTATCCAATATAATCTTTCGCACATCTCTTACTGCAGAACTTGACCCAATTGCTAACTTAACGTTTCCGCTGTCATCAAATGAATTCTGTACCGCTTCTTCAATGCTATCGTATGTTAGTGCTACTCCGTCCAAATCAACAACGTTTGTTGTTCCCTGTAACTTTACGATACCTGAGAACTCAGTTGCGTCTGTGGATGCGTCACCATTAACGATTAAACTTTCTTCCAATTCCTTTAGTGCTCTAGCTGCAGTTAAGACTCTTAATTGCATAGCGTTAGAAGCTGCAACGTTTCCGAATGCGCTTCCACCTAAACCAGAACCAGTTCCCTGAAAGCCTTCAAGAACGAACGCAGGTTGCGCTGCTCGTGCAGGTCCAGTAACTCTTCCAACTGAATAAAGGAATTTGATTGGCGTAGAGAAACGATCGATTGTATCGTTAGATTCTCCAAACGCACCATCTTCCAATGCAGTAAAGGCTACCCCTTTTTCAGTGATTTCGTTCCAGTCAGCATACATACCCAAGTTTGTAACTCGAGGTAGTAACTCAACAAGTGGTGTTCGTTTCCTTGTCTGATCAATCAGCAAAGGAGATAAATAAACTGGAATCATTGCATATCCTGCAGTTCCGGCTCCACCTTGTGTTGTAGTGGTAGCTTTCAAATCAGCTTTAAGCCTCAAATCAACTCCACTTACTGGGTCCCAATATTTAGTCTTTGCTTGTAAATTAGCGAATGAATGGAAATATGCGCCTTGAAAATCGAAATCTTCAGCTACACTTCCCGTGAATGCTCTTCCCATATTAGCAAAGCTCTAAAGGATCAACAGATTTGCCTTCAGCTAATGCTTTTTTGTCTGCTTCGTTAGTATTGTTGTTCATGGACTTGTGTACTGGCTGTTTCAAAGCTTCTGTAATCTTAGCAAGTTCACTCTTCATTTCTGATTGAGCTTCCTTCATAGAAACATTATCTTTCGCCACAGCGTCGTACTTTTCGTTCATAGACTTCAACTCTAATGAAATAGATTTTAACATTTCAACTGATTTTGCTTCAACGGTTTCTGAACCTTCGCTTTCGTCGTTTCCTTCGTCTGCTTCAGTTCCTTCTTCGTTTTTTTCTGTCATTTTAGAATTTTTTGTGTTATATTTAGTTGTATCTCCCGCTTTTACGGATGAATGTGATTTGCTCTTTACGGTGAGCTGTCCTTCTACGCTTGGGTCTATTAATTTCTTTTTCTTATATTCTTCTAATGCGTCCATTGATTTTGTGAATACTTCTGACATTTGGGCTCTTGTATTACATGGGTTGCCTGTCATTGCAACGTTTAGTAAAATAACATCATTTAACATTCTGATAGATTTACCTTCTCTTTGTTCATACGATATGTCGGTTGGTAAGAATGCTACCGAGAAAGCGTCCAAGTATTTCTCCACTAAGTTTCCTCTAATCGATTTATAATTTGGGTTGTGTCTATTGATCTCTGCTTTGACACTTGTTGAATATCTATTATCTCCTAAATCTTTAACAGTTGCATCGATTATCTTTCCTGCAGGGATTCTTGTTTTGTTGATCTCTTTTTCCTCATGAGTTTCTCCCCTGAATGCTTCATGCTCCAAATCTAATTTCATGTTACGATCTAAAATTTGCCTTTGCATGCTCTCCTGACAATTCTTTGTCATGATATCACTTACGAAGTCTATGTCGGTTGTAGAAATATCTCCCTCGACATATAGATGTTCTTCACCCTTCAAAGTAACTATATTAACATTAAGTGGAGTTGTAAACGTGAAACTTGCTTCTTGGTCCATAGATTGTCTAAATCAAAATATGTTATAAACCTATTTTCAAAAATTTAGAAGGATTAATCTTCTTCTTTGTCGATAAATATAATTGTGGATCTGCAATTTACATGGCTCGGAGGACTTTGCCCAGACCAATCCTTATCTTCAAAATCTTCATCCAAGCCGACTACCTGTCTATCCAACCTATTACAAATTGCTGAAGTTCTATCATCTTTATGAGTTATCCATTGCTTATTCATGTCTAATCCGGATGCTTTCATTGCCAATAACTTTCCATTGTTTTCTGCCCGGTTTACCTCAGTTCTAGAAATCATCTCAGCTCGATTATCTCCGACATCAAACACTTTGGTCACTCTCTTTTTTAGCTTCGCGATTCCCTCACCGTTTATTATTCCTCTGCTTAACTCTGCTTTCAAATCATTTGCTATTTCTTCGGTCATGTCTTTAATATTGTCAAACGTATGATTCTGTAAAAATTCAACTGCTTTGTTATTCATTGGCACATTCTTATCGATTTGCTTTTCGGATTTCTCCCAGCCAAAATTAAACTGAAAACTTATAACTTCGTCTACTACCTTTTTGAATGTAAAAATACTAAATATCTTTTTGATAATTCCAGGGAGATCGTCTACACTCTTAATTTGTAATAATTGTTCTGGTTTGCCCTGGTCATCTAAAAGTTCGAACACCTTTTCTTTATTGCTTTTCAAGAGGTCTGTTATTTCTTTTTTAAGTTTCTTTTCCGATGGACTCATTTCTTCGTTTGATCCCAGGACAGTTGGCGAGTCGGTTGTTTGCGCCTTAGTTTCTGGCTTATAAGAATCGTTCATCTCTATTGCAGTCATTTTCTCAAAATTTTCGTCATAATATTTTTCTACGTCCAAGGCTATTTCCATTAATTCTTCTTTTGTTAATGATGGATTGTTTTCTTCCATTGCGACAACAGCCTCGTTTGCTGTACTACCATATCTAAATATCTGCTCTTTAGCATCTTCTACCGCTTCATTATGTTCTTTACTTCTTTTTGGTTTTTCTGGCTTATCTCCACTCTCCAATTTCC